TTTGATTTTAAAAAAGATGAATGGATGATTCTTGCTCAAACAAATGCACAACTAAAAGAACCGGCACAACATTTAAATGATCTAAACTTAAGATATAAGGGTGGACAAAATGAATTATTACCTGCAGATCTACTTACAGCATATAGAATATGGACCAGATTAAACGATGGTGCAAGTGTTTCAGGTGAAGAAGCACAGCATGTAATTAAAAATTTTTTAAGAAAAAAGCAAGTAAAACATGGGTTTGGAGAAGGAAAATTATTAGATAAAGTTTTCACTGTCACATTAGAGGAACTACAAAAAGATCACGGGCTTCTGGTGACGGGCAGCTGGGAACATCTCCATATGTCAGATGAACAAAAAAATTACATCAAACTTTTGTTAAAAAATGGCGATGATCTTACCACAGATTCAAAGATAGAGCTATCAACAATTCATGGAGCTAAGGGAAGAGAGTGTAAAAATGTTATTTTATATATAGACTTTGGTTCTGAAGATGAAAATGATTTTTTAGCAAGAGAAGCAGATAAGGACCCAGATAAAATTCATAGATTATTTTTTGTTGGAGTAACGAGAGCAAAACAAAATTTATATATTATGGAAAGTACACAAACTAATTTTTACAACATAGGATACCCAATAATATAATGCACACTATTTCAAGCGAACTTGTTTTATTATCTATGATGACATTTTATTTTGGAATTAAACTTTATTTGGCATACGCATTATGAGCGATATATATAAAAAACAGGTAGGAGGAACTCACTATCAAAGTATGGTCATTCAGCCATCAGAATTTATTAACAGAAATAATATTCCGTTCGCCGAAGGAAACGCAATTAAATATTTGTGTAGGCACAAACAAAAAAATCAAAAGCAAGATTTGTTAAAAGCAAAACATTATATTGACATGGCGATCGATAGAGACTATCCTGACGAAGTGAAAGAAGAAAAGAAAAATTCGTGGGGGATAGTTAAGTAATGTTTAGCGCAGCAACTGAATGGGTATGTCCAGAAAATTTTCCAGATTTAAAAGAACATAAATATATAGCAATTGATTTAGAAACAAGAGATCCTAATTTAAAATCTAAAGGATCAGGGTCTTTAGTAAATGAAGGTGAGATAATAGGAATAGCTGTGGCTGTAGAAGGATGGTCCGGATACTTTCCTATTGCACACAGAGAAGGAAACTTACCTAAACAAAAAGTTTTAGGTTGGCTTCAAGAAATTTGTAATCTTCCATCAACAAAATTATTCCATAATGCTATGTATGATATGTGTTGGCTAAAAGCATATAATATTAATGTAAACGGACATATTATTGATACAATGGTCATGGCAGCACTAGTAGATGAAAATAGATATTCATATTCTTTAAATAGTCTTTGCTATGATCATTTAGGGGAAGTTAAAGATGAAAGTATATTAACTACAGCAGCTGAAAAAGCAGGAGCTGATCCCAAAGCTGAAATGTATAAACTTCCAGCTATGTATGTTGGAAACTACGCTGAAAAAGATGCTGAATTAACTTTAAAATTATTTAAGCATTTATCATTAGAAATCAGAAAAGATGGTTTAACTAAAGTATTTGATTTAGAAACTAGATTGTTTCCGTGTTTAATTGATATGAAAGTTAACGGCGTCCGAGTAGACGTGGAACGTGCGCACTTATTAAAAACCAAACTGTCAGGAGAAGAAGAGCAATTACTCCTGAAAGTAAAAAAAGAAACAGGAATAGATGTTCAAATATGGGCAGCAAGATCGATTGGTAAAGTTTTTGATAAGCTTTCTTTGCCTTATAATAGAACTTTAAAAACACAAGCACCTTCCTTTACTAAAAATTTCCTACAAGTACACAAACATCCATTGGTTCAATGTATAGCAAAAGCTAGAGAAATAAACAAGGCACATACGACATTTATAGATACAATAATTAAATATCAATATAGAGGCAGAATACATGCAGACATAAATCCAGTAAGAGGTGAAAAAGGAGGAACAGTAACTGGAAGATTTAGTTATTCAAATCCAAATTTACAGCAGGTTCCAGCGAGGAATAAAGATCTAGGTCCTATGATTAGATCATTATTTTTACCAGAGAGAAATCATACCTGGGGATGCTTTGATTACTCACAACAAGAACCAAGATTAGTAGTTCATTATGCAGCAGCTAGTCCTAAACTTAGAGAGGATGATGAAGTTAAAAGTATAGTAGATAGATTTAAAAATAATGACGTAGACTTCCACCAAACTGTAGCAGACATGGCGGGTATAGAAAGAATCCAAGCTAAAACTATTAACTTAGGATTATTTTATGGAATGGGCAAAGCTAAACTTCAAGCAGAATTGGGTTTAAACACTAAAGAAGAAGCAGAAAAATTATTTGAAAAATATCATAGTCGAGTACCTTTTGTTAAAGATTTAATGAATAATACCTCAAGGGATTCTCAAAGAAATGGATATATTACAACTCTACTTGGAAGAAGATGTAGATTTGATACATGGGAAGAAGCTGCATTTAGACCTGGAAGATTAACAAGCCCTATGACATGGGAAGAAGCTAGCTCTAAGTTTGGAGAAAATAATATTAGAAGAGCATATACTTACAAAGCATTAAATAAATTAATTCAAGGATCAGCTGCGGACATGACAAAAAAAGCAATGTTAGATTTGTACGAAGAAAAAATTATACCCCACATACAAATTCATGATGAATTAGATATTTCAATAGAGTCTGAAAAACATGCAAATAAAATCATTGATATTATGCAGAATGCTGTTAAGTTGCATGTCCCTAATAAAGTAGACTATGAGTCTGGAGAAAATTGGGGGGATATTTACGATTAACCAGGAGAAAACTATGGAAAAAGTAAAACAAGAAGCTAAGAGAATATGGAACTTAGCAATGGGTAACAAAAAAGCTACAGCTGTAGTTGTAGTTATTATTGTATTTATAATAATCTCAATATAATATTTTATGATAAATGGCCTATCTAAATGCAAACATTCCTGTGACTTATGCACAGATCAGGAGAGAGTATCTCTATGATCTTAAAGAACATCATGGAGAAGTGGAAGACTGCATTATATTTGGCCTGGCATCGATTACAGGACGTCCTATCCTCTTTCATGCTGTTATGGAGAACGGTGCTGTGTTCTATCGTCTCCCTATTTCGGCCTTCATTCAAAGAGGATTTGATGTCAAAGAAGTACCTGGGCGTCGACTTGATGAGCTGGAGCTATGGAACTGCTTTAGTTATTATCCTGCTGTTACTTCTTATGATATCCTAGACGGCCAATCTGGAAAGTTTTTTGGAAAAGATAAGAAAACTCATCCAGGTGCATATCTTTTTACTGTTGACTGGGCGCATCCAGAGAGTAATATAGTAGATACTGATCATTCAGAAATTCCGCACGAACATAAGTGCGCTCATATATTGGCGTTAGACGACGGCAATTATGCGGCTCAGCCAAACAATCGTATCATATGGAGTATTCCATCATTCACAGTTAGGGATGAAGTTCCTGATTGGAAAGTACAAACAAGTGATTGGAATGTCGAGGATACCGGTAAATGGAAAACGGAAGATACCGATAGGTTCTTCTATAAAATTGAGGAGAAAAAAGATGTTTAAAAAATGGATTGTAAGACCAATAAAAAATCTTTGGAAAAGATTATTTTCTAATGACTAAATGTAAAAATTGTCATTGCGATTGTCATTGTGAAGAAAGTCTTCACAGTCATCACTATGATGGAGACCTATGCACTTGCGACAATTGTAAATGTAAACAAGATAAAAGAACGTACAAAACTCATAAAGAGTGGGCTACCGATATGTCTTATGAAAATAATGGTGGCCTTGTGATAGACGACACTGAAGAATGTGAAAGTTGTCAATAACCATGAGCAGGTTTATGAATTATCATTTTACAGGAATTTTAATTATATTATTATGCCTTCTAGCTTTCTGTGGAGGACCAAAAGCATGGGGAGATACTACACAAACAAACACTTCTGGATCTAACACAGCTATTGAAGGTGGGTATGAATCAACTACTACAACTACCTATGAATCAGGTTCTGAATCTACTTCAACAACTAGCAATACTACAAATTCAACTATAAAATCTTCACCACCATCAGCATCTGCTCCATCATATAATGCTATGACCCAGGACGTTTGCGCTGTTGGTGCTTCTGCAGGAATTCAAACATTTGGTGTTGGTATATCTGGTGGTAAACATTTTATAGATAAAAATTGTGAAAGATTAAAACTAGCAAGAATATTAAATGATTTTGGTATG